CCAAAGTTAGTTAATGACAACATGGTTTTGTTTCCAATACCATAATGGAACATTACTTCTTTGAATGGATTTGATTTGTTGAACTTAGATGGAACAATACGAATCACTGATTTGCCTACTGGTGGTATCCAGAAATTTTTAGCACGGTCGTCATTCTTGGCGCCGCCTTTGCCTTTGTTTTGCAACGATTGCATACGTTGCTTAATTGCATTTAAATCCATGTTATAACTTTTATTGTTTAAATTGTATATAGTAAATATAGCATCAAAATTCTTAGATGCCAAACTTATTTCCATCTCCATGTAAAACCTCTAGCTATTTTTAATTCTCCACGACAACACCTTCCTATATTATCATTATAATAACCATACATTTTTACAGCGGCATGTTTAGATGATTCCCATTCTTTAACAAATTCTCCTTGTTTAGTGAATTGAAGAACTGGTTTTCTTATTTTGTTAATAAATTTAGCTGTTTTAGGTCTAGAATTAGCTTTAGTCATTTTTTGTTTTGATGACTCTGAGAATTTGCGACCTAAAAGACGTTTACTTATTTTTTGTTTAGTACTATCAGTATGATATTCAGGACCGCCTCCACCTTTTTTGTTAGGATTCATTATAATAAATCCCCATTGTCTAAATTGTTCTATCCAATATATTTCTAATGGCGTCCAATCTTTACGATCTAATGAATGTATTTCATCAATATAATCAAAGGTAATTTGAGGACCAAATTTAAATTTATGGTCCTTTTCACGGGAATTGTTTTTAGTCTTACCTATATAAACTTTATTAGGATTATTATCTATATTAGTAATTAAATATATTTTAGTGACATCTGTCATCTATTATAAATATCCCCGTGTGTTACGAAGGAGGCCATTTATAACTTAGAGATTAACTATCTTGTAAATAGTTGTTTCCAACTTACGAAGATCAGGGCCATTAGTGAGTAAAATGGTGTTTTTATAATCATTCCATTCTACTTTGTAATTAGGATCAGCATAACCGTTATTCAATGTTTTGATTAAAGTATTCAAAGCATTAATTGTATATAAAGTATTTGACTCTTTTTTGCGATGCAATAAGATAGTATTAGGCAAAACTGAGGTTGTGCTCAGATTTCCTGGATCGATGTTGTAAGTACAAATGAACTCATCACTATCTTTAGATTCTAAGATGAAAACCTTATTATATAAGATGTTATAACGTCCAGTTATAGTTTCAAGCGTTTGCTCTATGTCTTCCTTCTTTGAGAAGGTTGCGAATAACTTGTTTGCCAATTCCTCTATTGTTAAATTCCAGGTCATAAATATGTTATTTTTTTATTAAAGCGCCATAATTCTCGCCAACACTCATACGAGTTGGAAAACCATCAGCTTCTAGTTCTTGTTTAATTTTTGGTAATAATGTTTTAACGTCCTCCTTAGCCACATCTAATAGAATTGAATCGTATGTATATAATACTATTTTAGTTTTTTTACCATCTAATAATTTTAACACACGATCTAATGTTAATGTATTATAATATGTTTCGTATGCCTGGATTAGATAACTTAATATTTTATTTTTATTTGGATTTTCTATTTTAGTTTTATAGATATTAGTTCCCCATGGTAATTTTAATCTATTTGTAGAGTTAAATTCTTCCCATTGGCTTTCTAACCATTCACTTAATTTAGCGAAAAATGGAAACCAAGCATATTCGTCTCTAATACCACCATATAAATTTTGAAACATTATTTCTTTAGGTACTTCATCATATGGATCAATTTCAAAATCATACCCTATAGCTTTACCAATGATGCGGGGATGATAAGCACTGTAATCAAATTCAACAAACATGTAATTATTTGGTTCAAATGACTCACGCGGTACACCCTTAGGAAGTGCGGCGAAATTAACACTATTAAAGGCGTTTGACGGACGATAAGTTAAATTATATAGATTGTATTGAGTAAAAACTGTATTCCCGTAAATCGAATTATCTTTCCAAGTTACTTCAAAATGTTTATTAAATTTACGTGGATCAATGCCTATACCATTTTTTTCAATTTGATAAAATACATTAGTGAAATTATAATTTAAAAATGTACTAGCTACTTGCCATTTAGAAATTAATCCTCTTTCTTTTATATTCCTGTGTATTTTTTCCCATTTCTCATAATGTTTAGGGATAGGAATAAGTGTACTTAATTCTTGTATATAATATTTTTCACGATTGAAATCAATGTGTACTTTAGTATCAAATTGTGATTCATCTATGTAACTGTAAAAATTTACATCAATTAAATTATGTCCTGGTAGAAAATACAAATGGAATTTTTTATCTAAAACATAAACTGTGTTAATGTTAGATATAAATTCCTTAACTGTTTCCCAATCTAATTTAAATGCTTCACTATGGTCGATAGGTAATATATAACCTTTTTCTCCATCATTATAATATACTAAACATGGTTTAGTTAGAGATGGATGGCGATTATCATTTGTAGTGATGATATTAACAAAACACTTATCATGTTCTGGTTTACCTAGATAATCTAATTGTTCTTTTGTCTCTATTATATAAAACATAACCTTTATTATTAGGTTAAATATATAGTAGAGATTTTAGGACACCAAACTTAGATATTATTTAAATACATGTTCCATCACCAGCTGTTAATACTGGGTTTACAGATCCGTTTATTACAACATTAGAGAATGTCATGCTATTAAATCCAGTTAATGTGTTATTACAATATACATTATAGTCACTATCAACTAAAGATATATTTTGTCCTGATATAGTAGAACTATATACTACTACTATATCATATGTTCCTATTTGATTTGTATCAACAGTTGCACCATTGCCTGGGACGTTTGGATCTACTCCTGTAACATTTGTCACTCCAACACCATTCACTGTTATACTAGATAAGTATATTTCTACATCTAATGATATATTAGTTGCTATTTGTATTGTAACTGTTGAAGCTGCTGGTGATGAGCTAGGACATGGTGTAGGATCAGGTGTAACACTAGGTGTAACACTAGGTGTAACACTAGGTGTTCTAGTTGGTGTTGGGGTGAATGATGGTGTAGGGGATGGATCTTGACTACATGTTGAACCTTGTGTTAATGTTATATATGGACTAGTAAAGAATACTGTACCTTCTCTAGCACAAACATATCTTTGGTATCCATTAACTACTGAGCCTTCTCTAAATGTTCCTCCACAATCTATATAGCTAAAGTCATAAGCATTTCTATTTGAAGTGCCATCATCAGCTGATAATTCATATGTGTAACAAACTATAGGAGGTGTTGTAGTTGGTGTTATACTTGGAGTAATACTTGGTGTAACACTTGGTGTCACACTAGGTGTAGAGGTACTTGTTGGTGTGATAGACGGAGTCACACTAGCAGTTCTAGTAGGTGTTATACTAGGTGTTGGTGTATTTGAAGGAGTTATACTTGGAGTTACACTAGCAGTTCTAGTAGGAGTTATACTTGGAGTAACAGTATTACTTGGAGTAACACTAGGTGTAGCTGTGTTACTTGGAGTAGCTGTTATACTAGGTGTAGCTGTATTAGTTGGTGTAATACTAGGTGTTCTAGAAATACTAATACTAGGTGTTACACTTGGTGTAGCTGTATTAGTTGGTGTAACACTAGGTGTAGCTGTGTTACTTGGTGTTGCAGTAATACTAGGCGTAGCAGTGTTAGTAGGTGTAATACTAGGTGTTCTACTGATGCTAATTGATGGAGTAGTACTTGGAGTAGATGTGTTAGTAGGTGTAATACTAGGAGTATTAGAAATACTAATTGATGGAGTTATACTTGGTGTAGCAGTAATACTAGGCGTAGCAGTGTTAGTAGGTGTAATACTAGGTGTTCTAGAAATACTAATACTAGGTGTTACACTTGGTGTAGCTGTATTACTTGGAGTAACAGTGTTACTTGGTGTAACTGTATTTGATGGAGTAATACTTGGAGTAGCAGTGTTACTTGGAGTAACAGTATTACTTGGTGTAGCTGTTATACTTGGTGTTATACTCGGAGTATTAGATATACTAGTTGAAGGTGTTATACTTGGAGTACTACTAATTGAAATACTTGGTGTTACACTAGGTGTAGCTGTATTACTTGGGGTAACAGTATTGCTTGGTGTAACTGTGTTACTTGGAGTAATGCTAGGAGTATTACTAATTGAAGTACTAGGTGTTATACTTGGAGTACTACTAATAGAAGTACTTGGAGTGATACTTGGAGTAGCTGTTATACTTGGTGTAACTGTGTTACTTGGAGTGACAGTGTTACTAGGTGTTATGCTTGGAGTATTAGATATACTTGTTGATGGTGTAATACTTGGAGTACTACTGATAGAAGTACTTGGTGTGATAGAAGGTGTCGCACTAAAGCTAGTACTTGCTGTAACACTAGGAGTAGTACTAATACTAATACTTGGTGTCGCAGAAGGTGTAGCAGTATTACTTGGTGTAACTGTTACTGTTGGAGTGAAACTAATACTTGGAGTTATACTTGGAGTAACACTAATACTGATACTTGGTGTTGTACTAGGTGTAGATGTTAAACTTGGTGTTATTGAAGGTGTTGCTGTTATACTAGGAGTAGCAGTTACACTTGGAGTCATAGATACACATACTCCACTTCCTACAACAATAGCATCTCCTGTACCATGACTTCCACTAACTATTAAATAATTTCCTGATGCTATACCTGGACCTGTTAAATAGAATGCATCTAATGAACTTCCTACTAATGTTTGAATTTCAGCTATAGTCCATTTATCTGTTCCATTTGGTACTTGATATAAAAATTCTCCTATTTCTAATGGCTGATCAGCATCATAAACTAATATTTGTATTGTTGGATTATAACAAGTATTATATGAATTATCAGATATGTAATAGTATTCTCCATCTAATGGATTAGAAGTAGAAGGTGTTACTGTTACTGATGGTGTTGCAGATACAGTAATTGAAGGTGTTCCACTAGGTGTAATACTTGGAGTTGTTGTAGCTGTTATTGATGGAGTAACAGTATTTGTTGGTGTTATTGAAGGTGTTAAACTTGGTGTTTCACTAGGTGTGATACTTGGAGTAACTGTATTACTTGGAGTTATAGAAGGAGTAATACTTGGAGTAACAGTGTTACTTGGTGTTATACTAGGTGTGACTGTAGAAGTTACACTTGGTGTTGGTGTTTCACTAGGTGTAGCAGTAATACTAGGTGTGTTAGATATACTAATAGATGGTGTTGTTGAATTTGTTGGAGTAATACTTGGAGTATTACTTATACTAATACTTGGAGTAGCTGTAGTGGTAGGTGTTAATGATGGTGTTCTACTTACACTTATAGATGGTGTTGTAGAGTTTGTTGGAGTAATACTAGGTGTATTACTAATAGAAATACTTGGGGTAATACTAGGTGTATTACTCATTGTTGGAGTAGAAGTTACAGTTGGTGTAACACTTATACTTGGTGTTTCACTTGGTGTAGCTGTAATACTTGGAGTAACACTAATAGAAATACTAGGCGTTATACTTGGAGTAGTAGATATACTAATAGATGGAGTAATACTAGGTGTGTTACTTATACTAATAGATGGAGTAGCACTAATAGAAATACTAGGAGTAGCAGTTATTGAAGGTGTGTTACTGATAGAAATACTAGGAGTAGCACTTGGTGTTTTACTAACACTAAATGATGGTGTTAAACTAATAGTAGGAGTTATACTAATAGTAGGTGTAATAGATGGAGTAATACTTATTGTAGGTGTTACACTTGGTGAAGGCATTTCAGCTATGCTCATATCTATTTCTTCACGAATAGATCCAAAATCCACTATTTTTGGTCCAATAGATACTAAATTTGATATTACACGAGTATATTGTAGAGGATCATTTAAATAAATAGATAAACCTGGTATTGTTCTTTCAGCGTTTTGGATTGATCTTAAATTAGTATCTTTAACTCCAGATTCAATTCTAACGTTGTTATCATATATGTCATTTAATGGTCCTACTAGTTTCCATATAATCTCAACTACATTGTAAGAAATAATAGCAACACTATTATTGATTATTCCATCATATGTTGCTCTACTTATCTCAACTATATAAGGAGATACTGATGCTTTTAATTGAGCAAAGTATCTAGTAAAATATTTTAAAGCGTAATTAGATTCTGTTGGTGGAATATATTCTCCTGTAATTAAAGGAGTATTTAATAAATCACCAAACCTTTGAGTAAAACCTCCTGATATGACATTATTTTTCAATAAAAAGTCACTACTCATAGGTGTGTCAGATGTCACACGGGTTAGAAGTATTGATGTGGAAGTATGATTTTCTCCTGTCCAATAATTATTATTTTTATCTTTATGATAAAAACCAGAATAAGATTCATTAGATGCGGCGGTAACAAAGTTTCCACCTTGATCGTATCCTCTCTCTATAATATATGATTCTGGTATGAACATTATTGTGGTTTTTCAAATCTAATAACTCTGAAATTAGCTGTGCTAGTACCAACACCACCACTTAATAGTGGTCCCCCATAAATACTTAATCCAGGTATATAATTATTAGATGCGTTTGCTTGTAAAAGATTATAAAATGTTAAAAATAATTGATCAAAAGAATTAGCTGGAAATAAATAGTATGTTGATAAGTCTGTACCATCATTTGCTATTTGATAATCATCCATTGATGTATTGACATGCAAAATAGCAGTATTTATTTTACTATTATCAATATGATCTATTTTTGATATTTGATTAGATGAACTTCCTATAGTTGTAGATGCTGTAAATGTTTTTATGTTTATAAAACTTTCAACTTGTCCAAAATATGTTTTACTATAAGCATCTTTAAGTCTAGTGATATCATTATCTCCTCTGTTAACAGCATCTATATTTCCATTAGAATCTTGTCCTAATAATAATCTACTAACAGTTTGATATAAGGATGAAGAACTACCACCTCCAGAAGGTGTTATAAAAGTATTATAATCAGCAGGAAAGTTTGGAGCAGTTCCTCCATATCTAGAAAGTGCTACAGCATGCCAGTTTCTTAAATAATATTCTATAGATGCTGTATCATAAAGAAAATCTAATATTTGTCTAATATAATTACCTTTTTCAGTAGCACTTGCTCCAGAATTTAAAAAATTATTTATACCTAAACTAAATTGTTTATATAAATCAAAATCAAACTCTGGTTTTTTATTTCCTGTTCTTCCAGAATTATATTTAGAAATAATATAAGTATATTGATTAACCATATAGTCAGCTATAGCACATAATAGATATCCATTTTTTGCTTGGTCAACCCTAGCAGCTGATATTATTGATTTTAGTCTTGTTTTATCAACAATATATTTGTCTGTTATCTTATCATTATCTAATAAACAAATTTGAGTTCTTACAGTTGTAGTCCAATCATTATTTTGTAAATTATGATTAATACCTGTTATAATAAATCCTAAATTTTTGTTATAATAATCTCTAGGCAATATTGATTTATCAATAGTGAAAATTTGTCCTATAACTAAACCACCTATACCATCAAGAGTAATTTCTAATTCAAAAGGAATTAAAGCTTTAAAATCAACATCACTTCCATTTAATTGATAATGCATTGTTTTTAATAAACTACCAGCATTTATTACTTCATTTTCTTGAGGTACTGATGTTACCATCCATCCACTTCCTCCTGTTGGTTTTCCTAATACATTTACATTTAAATAACTAGATAAAGATTCTAAGTTTTTAAATATATTATAATAATAAACATCACTTCCGCTAATAATTGTAGTTCCTAAAGTGAGGGTAGCTGGTGCTGTAGGATCGTCAAATGTAGGAGACATAATTCTATCAGTCAATCCTCTATTAAAGTATGTTTGAGTAGATGAATATATATCACCTAAGTTTCCAGTATCAGAGCCAGCGGTACCAGCACCAATAGCTATCATAGTTGATTGCTCAGCAAATATACGAGAGTTTATTTTAACATCTCTACAAATACTTTTTAAACCAATTAAATCAAATTTAAATTTACTATTTTTACTTGAATTTTCAAGGTATTTAGCATCAATAATTTGGACAAAATTTCTATCAGTATATAATTTAAAGTCATTTATACCACCTAAAGCTAAAGAAACAGCGTCTAAAACTTCTTGTAATAATTGAATAATATCAACTCCATCTGGTCCTCCATATAAACTTCTATATAACTGAATAATTTTACTCATTGATACAAATATATTTCCTACTAAACCAACACTTGTTGTACCTGGGGCTAAAAATTCAAATTTACTTATTGAAGCAGGAGTAGCTGTAGCTCCTAATGTTAAACTAGTGGTATCTAATTGTGAGTACACAACTGGAGAAAACCCAGTTGTTTTGTCTGTTATGAATGTAGCTTGAGAATTTTGAATTAAACATGTTGTAGGATCAATACTCACAGAATCAATACTAGCTAAACATGGAGTGTTATATGGTATTGCTATAGATACAGCTGGTTTATTGTTTTTTTTATTTTTATATATAAAAAATTCATTAATGATAGCTATAAAAGCATTCATACTAATGTATTCTATACCAGTACCTTGAGTTTTACCATCACTTAATTTTATAATAACTTGTGTATCTAAATCTATACCAGTACCTCCAGTAGTATCTACTATGTAATTATCCCATGGACCTTTAATATAAGCGGATACATTTTTGGTTAATCTGGTTTTAATGTCTGCATATATAGCATCCGCTTGGTCACGTAATATTTTTTGGTCATCAGTTGTTGAACCAGATATATATAATTCTCCTTGTATATTTCCACCACCAAATGAATAAGATTTTACCCATTCACTTTCATTAATTTTTCCAATAATATTTAAAAATATTTTTTCAAAATTGCTAAGTACTGGTTTTGGAGGAACTGAGGATGATAATGATGGTGGAGTGTAGCTAGATCCTAAAATAATATTTGGGTTACCACTAGCTTTTAAAGTTTCAATTATTTCTCCTCTTGATATTAATGTAGTACTACATTGAAAACCTCCATTAGGCATTAATTGCCAAGAAAAGTTTTTAACATATCCTAATAAAGCATCATAATTACCATTAGTTTTGTCAATATCACTATCAATTTTAGTGTGTATTTTATCATCATTGAACCTAGCATCAAATACATCTATTGTTGGAATTTTAAATGTTGTTACTTCCTTAATGTTAGGATAGTCATTTAAATTAGTTGGAACATCATGATCAATATATTGAGACCAACCCCATTCTAAAAGAACAGTATATCCTGTTCTCATAAATAAAATTTCCAATTCTTCAAGTTGGTGTTTATCCCAAGCCATAAATTGTATAGTGGCTTCTCTTAAAGAACCATAAGCGCTTTTATTAGTGATAGTTACTCCTGTGATACCAGGCATTGGTCTTAAACCAAATGATCTACTTACACCTAGTCCTTGCTTAACATCAAATTTTTCACTAGCGTTATTAAAATCTATATTACTACCATAGATACTATCAGAATTACCTACTCCTGATCGTAAAGAAAATCCACTTGATCCACTATATAATGTACCTCCTTCTAAAATATATTTTTTAGCTAATTGATCACCTGTATATTTTCCATCATTAACTAATTTTCCTGTTTTAGCATCATAAACTTTAGAGTTATAATTAACAAATGATGCCATTCTAACCCATGAATTTTTACCAGTAGTATATCTTAAAAAGTCAGATCCTCTAACTTCTGATGATATTAATTTTTCACGAGCTTTTAATTGAGCTGCTATTTTAGGTTTGAGAGTACTTTTAAATATAGACATAACACTTTTTAACTATTTAATTGTTCAAAATCACTTAATATCTGAGTTATATTACCTGGTATTCTAAGTTGAAAACCAAGTGTTGGATATAAAGAATCATTTGGTAGATCTGGGTTAGCTATTTGTATAATCCACCATAATGATGAATCACTATAGAATTGAAATGCTAAATTATCTAATCTATCTCCACGTATTGTACTTAAAAATACATCAGCATCAGATAATGGTATATCTGGGTAACGTGTGGATGAACGGTATCTAATAACCTTTGGGTATTGAACCGTTGGTTTAGTTTGAATTATTGGAATATTATCATAGCGATCCATGATAATAAATATGACCTTTATTAAGAATTTTAATCTAAGTACTTGTTAGATGCTGGAGTTAATAACTTTTTTGTATCTGGATCATATTTTTCTCCAGCTTGAGTAGGATATGCTTTTTTATCAAGTGTAACAAATGGTGCATTTGCAAATTTATCCTTTTGTACTTTTCTAGGTAAGAATGTATGAATTGGTTTAAATGATAAATTAACAGTAATATGTTTAGGTACTTCATATTGTGTTTTATCAATAGGATTATTTTTATCTAATGATATTTCCCAATTTGATTCTAACATTCCTGATAATTTAATATCAGTGAATATACCTGGTTGTCTATAAATGTAGTCACCAACTGTTAAGTAACCTATATTTCCTCTCATTTTATTAGATGCAGTATAGTCAGGAGCGAATGAAGACATTAAATAGTTTAATTTACTATAAATAGGTTTCATTTCTTCAGGTGAATGAGCATATAGTGTGAATCCAACAGATATATCTCTTGTGAATCCATCATATACATAAAAATCTTCACCTCTACCCATGTAACGATATGAGTTCCATCTAGCATTCATTCCATCACTAAATTCATTTAAATATGCTCTAAATGCTAAAACATCTGTATTAATAGTATTATTTGCTATAGGAGTATCATTATTTAAAAATTCTATTCTAAATTTAATAATATCACGACCAAAATATCCATCTACTTCTTTATCGCCTTTATTTAATAATTCTTTTGGTAGATTTGGATCATTATTTGGTTTTAATGAATTATCATAAAATGTAGAACTATTAGTTACATTAATGACATTTATAGAATCAACTTTAGACTTGAATTTAATATTGTTAGGACCATACTTACTAGTTGAAGTACCTATTCTTGATTGAATATTTTTATTTCTGTATGATGAATGATTAAAAATATCAAAATCATTATCTGCTATATTATTATTTAACTCATCAATTGCTTTTTGTCTAGCATCTGCTTCAAGTTCTATTTCTGATGCTTTTCTATTTAAGCGATCAATTGTATTTCTATCTACATCACTTGTGTCAACTGTTTCTCCTGTAGATGGATCTATTTCATTAGAAATATTACTACTAATAAAATTAGAAAGACCTCTATTAATAATAGCTTCATTTCTTAATCCTGATATTAGATTTTGTTGATCAGGTATGTAACCAGAACTAGTTTTAGTTTTATAATCATCAAAATAATTTAATATACCGTTATATGATAAAGTAGATAAAGTTGGTTTATTAGTATGTAGTGTAGTGGTAGTAATAAATGTTTTACCAATACCATAAACTGAAGAAGCACCACCATTATATGAGTTTAATCCAATAACATTTGTATCACTAGCATCTATACTTTTTATTTTATCAAGGTAACCAACTAATCTATTTTTATTATTGTTATTATTGTCTATAGTTATGTTTTCATAATTATAACCTTTAATATTAGTTAAACTATCACCTTCTAAAAATCCAACACCACCAACTGGAAGAATACCATGACGAATAATATGACCTCCAAATGCGTTTAGAGGTACTTGAGCTAAAGTGTTTATACCTAAATTATATAACTGAGTGTTGTTGTTACTTAGAGCTCTAAAATCTTCTGGTTGTTCTAATCTTGGGTTTGATTTTTGTAATCCAACTTGCTTAGCTATCCATACAAGACCTTTAGGTGATTTTAAAAAATTACCTACACGAGCTGTGTCTCTAAGTGATGCTAACCCAGCATTTACAACACCTCCTCTTACAAGACCATCATCAAATGAAGTGAACTTAAGTCTTGGTTGTTCTGGTTTTTGAGTATAAGTAACATTATTAGGACTAGAAAAAGATCCATTACTATTAACAGAGTTATAGTATGGGGCTAAATTAGACCATGCACTATTTAAGTTTGAAAAGGGCATTAGTATCTTCCTTCTTTAGGTCCTTTATTTTTATAGACATTACCTATTGGTAATCCGTTTCCGTCTAATTGAGACGCAGGTACAAATACTGTAAATCTTCCTTTACCATATTTTCTACCAGTTAATAAATCTTGAGATGATATTATTTTATTATTTTGGGCTCTTGCTTGAATATCTGAAGTAGACATTTGACTTACACTTTCAAAAGATGGTTGGGTTTTACCTTGTAAACCTAACCCACTAAGAGGTAATCTTTTTTCAAGTACAAATCCAGTACCTGTAGCTGAATTAAAAGTAGGACCAGAGTTAGTTGTACCTGAAATTCTAGTATATTCTTTAGGGGTAATACCACCTAAATCTAAACCAGAAGGTGCCACTTTAACTCTATTTGGAGCTTGACCATATGTTCTTCCAAGAGTCATATCTTGAGAAGAAACTATTTTATTATTTTTAGATAAGGCTTGAATATTTGATGAAGTACGTTGCCCTTCATTTTCAAAATTAGGTCCTGGTTGCCCTTTTAAACCTAATAAGCCTGTTTTTAATTTATCAAATAATGCCATGATGTTATTGTTTTATATAAATATGTTAAGCAAATGAGTTATTAGCACCGTTTTGGCTAGAATATGTATTCCATTTACCAATGGTTTCATTAGTAACATTTAATTCAATAGGTCTAATAGCCATTTGTTCTAATGCTTCTTGTGTTCGTTTTTGAGCTTCATCTCTAGCAGCTTTATTAGCTTCTTCTTTTTCTCTAGTGGCTTGCATTTCAGTTACTAAACTACTAACACCTCCAAGTAATCCACCAATAATAGCCCCAGCAGCTGTTCCAAGACCTGGTATGACAGAGCCCATAGCAGCTCCAGTTAAAGCACCAGAAGCAGCTCCTCCTACTGTGCTTACAGCTGTTTTGCCAGCTCCTGTATCCATATTTGAAGCAATAGCTGAAGTAGCTAATCCAACACCCATACCAGCTAAACTTAATCCTAAACCACCACCAAATCCACCACCACCAGTTCCTGCTTTGTATTGTTTAAAAGCAGCAGCACGCTGAGCAGGAGTCATTCCTTTTCCAGCTACAGATGTTTGGAATTGATTCCAATTCATCATTCCGCCTCCTCCAAACGCACCTCCTCCCATTCCTCCAGCTAACATAGGTCTAGTCACCATTGGATTAGCATCAGTACCACGTTGGAATAGTAATCCTTTTAAACCACCAGCCATTAATCTAGTAGCACCTATCAATAATGGAGCTCCTAAAATAGCAGCTCCTAAAGCATTACCTAATCCTCCACCTGTCATTTTGCTAAAAGCACCAAGTATACCTTCAACTCCTTTTAAACCTTTTTCTATATACTTGTATATAGTAGCCATTGGACCAGAAGCTATTTTTGATAAAATAGATGATATTTTTTCAAATGTATATTTTTGTAATTCAGCTAATGATTTTGCTTCAAGATCTTTCTTAACACTTTCTTCAATTGTTATACCTCTTTCTTTAGCTAATTTAAGTTGTTCAGTTGCTGTTTTTGAAGCATCTGCTCCTAATTTATTTTCAAACTCACGTTTACGAAGCATATCACCCATTTCTGAGGCTGACATTCCAAATGCTTCAGCGTATGCTTGTCTTTGAAGAACATTCATTCTTTCAAACTTATGAATGTTGCCTACTTCCTCAGCTATAGCCGTGGTTAATTTAGCTGTATCACCACTTAAAGCAGCTGATCTGGCTTTTTCTAGGTTAATAGCTTTACCAGTTAATAATTCAGCTTTAAGTTCAGCTTCAATTGATTGTTCAAAATTAAGTAATGACTCACCAATTTTATCTACTTGTTCTAATGTTAATCCTAATCTATCAGCTTGCATTACAGCTTTAATTAGTTCACCAACATTACCTTTAAATTTAGTTAATATTTCACCACTAACTGAACTTACTTTTTGCAATATTTTTTGTTGACTTAATGTACCACCAAATTGTGATTTTTGATTTACAGTTGTTTTAATAACTGTATTTAAAATATCATCATTTGTTTGTCCTATTTCTCTGGCTAGTACAGCTAAATGAGCATTTTGTTCTTCACTTATACCGTAGTAATGAGATAATTTTTCAGCTGTGATTGCTTCTTTATTAGTGAATGCAATTGATGTACCTAATGCTTCATTTAATTTATATCTACCTTCTAGTATTCTAGCTTCAGTAACAAAAGCATTTCTTTGTTCAGCAGCATATTGATAAGCACTCTCATATAAAGCTTGAGATTGCTCTTTACTTATATTTAATTGTTTACCTTGCTCAACTATTCTTTTATTAACACCACCATATAAATCAAAAAATTTCTTAATTAAACCTATTTGGGCTGTAAATAAAACTACAGGATCAGTTAATTTTTTACCAATCTGACTAAATGTAGTAGTTAAACCTGAGCCAAATGCTGCCCATTTATTACCTGTGTTAGCAGCTGTTTCATAAACATTTTCTAGTATTTTTTCAGTGTCAACTAATTTTCCTAATAATGGAATTTGAGATATACCTTCAAATATCTTACCTGTTAAACCAGCTGTTTTTTCAATTTGTTTAGCTCTAGTTAACTGAGCAGTTAATGTAGCTACTTGTTGTTTAGATGCTTCTAGAGCATCATTTCTCCATTGAGCTTCTTCTTTAGTTAAAGTACCAATTTCTTGCTCTAATAATTCAAATGTAGCAGCAGCTTTATTTTGCTCTTTTAATGCTTTAGCGATCTGAGTTTGAATAGTATTTGATCTTAAAGCACCACGATTTAATGACTCTTGATTTTCTGCAATTGTGAAAACATCTTTAGCAGATGCTTTAAGTGTTTTGGCTAGATCTTTATAGTAATCATTAGCAGTTTGTTCAACTTCCTTACCAATCTTCTGCTGTAATTTAAACTGCTCAGCTAAATTATTAGCAATTGAGTTAAGAGTATTATTAGTTATCTTTAACTCATCATTTAATTTATCTTGTAATTGTACTTCTTCTGGGGTAGCCATTTGTATACTTGCAGTTTATATCACGTATAAATATCAAAAGCGCCTATTTTTTAGGCGCTCTTGCGTTAAATGCGAAATCTGGTATTGGTGGACGTTCTTTAGTGGTTTTATTTGGTTGCGCCATTTCTGCGCCGCCACTCACATTGAATCTTTTATCTATTTCTTCTTGTTGTTTTTCAATAAGTTCTGATAGTTTTTGTAAGTAATATTGTCTATATCTTATAGGCATATTATATACTTGATCATGAGTGAATCCACCTTGACTATGATAACAAAGTAAAAATACTTCGTCTAGTATTATTTTCTTATACTCCGGAGTCAGGCCAAAAAAAGCTAACCCCAATTGGTAAATCGATGCCCTCCACTACATCGCCGTTAGATTTAACCGCGTTAACTTTCATGTCAACATCTGGCATTACTTTGTTAATCTGTTCGCGTAAAGCTTTTACGTCTCTAGCTAACATATTTTCAGCAAATTCTCTAACCGCTGCTGTTTCTCTATCACCATTAACTGCTACAATAGTGTGTTTCAAACGAGTTGTAACATCATATGAACCTTGAGCATTGATTTTTTCTAAACCTTTAATTTCTTTATCTATTTTTTGCTCATCACCATGTGTTAATAACTTGAATGTAACCATAGTTTTAGAGAATGGTAATTCAAAATTAAATTCATTTTTACCTGGTGTGAATAGACTTTCATCGATTTTCTTAGTATCTAATGTTGTTAAATCAACAGTAGCTTTTTCAGCTCTACCTGTATTAGGATCAACAAAGGTAAAATCATAATCTTTACCATATCCTAAAATACGTGCTGCTATCAAAATAGCGTTTTTATCACCATTTAATAACATATTATAGTCTATACCTGTTGTCACAATCATTGATTGTAATAACTTATCAATAACTGTTCCTTGACGAATAAAGTTAGCATTAGATAGAATATCTTCTTCTTTTGCAGTCATGTACTTCATTTCAATAACACCTTTTGATAATGGTGATTCAGGAGGGTAAATTAAACCTTTAGAAGGTAAATCGATTTGTTCAGTAGGATACTTAAACTTTTGTTCCATAACGTTTATATTGTTTTTATATATATAAATATACAAAGATAAAAGAAGTCATCCTCTCGGATGACTTTCTTATTAAATATATGGATGAACGATTAGTAGTTCAGGATACAATAATCCATTGCTATTGTTAAGCTGATTGAAACATATGCTTCGTTAGCCCAATCGTATTCACCAAAGTTAGCTTCTTTAACAAAAGAACCTTTAACTATCCACTCACCAACTACATCACCAACAGGACCTAAAATGTCTAAACGTAAATCTTTTTTATAGAAATCACTATAGCCATCACGTCCAGTTACTGATTCGTGAGCCAAACGAGCCCATTCCATTACAGCTTGAGCGCCACTTGGAGTTACAGGATCATAAAGTTCTAAAGTCATATCATTCCAACGAACTTTACCCTTAACTTTACGGTAAACGTTGATATGATCTAATACGATTTCACCAGCGTTGAAAGACGGAGTTGAAGCTTTTCTAATTAAATATGAAGGGATACCGTCAATATACATTAAAAAGCGATTCTGAACTTTTGGTTCAAAAGCGGTGAACATAATTTCGGTAGGATCTAATACTGCCATTGTATTGTTATTTTATATAAATATTAATAGTTATTATTTTTGCGCAACTGGATTTTCAACTGGTTTCTTTTCAGTTTCAGCGTCTGATTGCATTTTATTTAAGTAACTCAATACCATTTTATAGTTTGGGTTACTATCAAGACCAGATAACTGAGAACCTTTTTTATTTTTTAGCCACATCATTAATGCTTCAATCACTCTAGAGTAATCTTTTACATTAGTTACTGCTGATGCTATTTTTGTTAAAGAAGGGCCAACGCCAGCAACCGAAGTATCGGCTGCTGCGTCGTCCTTGAATTCTTTTATTTTTTTATTTTCCATTATTTAAATTATAATTTTATTAACTTCCAAATTCTACACCAGTTGGTAAGATGTTGAAATCTAATAAGATAAATTCAGCTGTACGAGTTGGTTGTAAGTAAATTTGACCTACTAATTGATTTCTATCAATTACATCTGGAGTGTTATTTGTGTCATCCATTACTACTCTGAAAGCATATAAACCTTGTCTTTGTTGTACACTTTCTAAGTATGGAGTAACTTGAGATAAGAATCTGTTTCTTGTTACAGTTGTGTTTTGTTCAAATACTAATGTCTTAGAAACATTACCAATGTAACGCTTAAGAGCAATTAATAATCTACGAACGTTAATTCTATCTAAAGCACTAGCTTTTTGTTGTAATGTCTTTTGACCAAATGCTGTAACACCTACGTTAGGGAAAGTAGCGATTGGGTTAACTTTACCAGCATATAAATTATCACGATTTGTTGGAGATAATTTTCTTTCTGCTTGAATAACACCACCTAAACCACCACGATTTAAACCAGCAGGAGCAAACCATTCAGCACTTACATTATCGTTGAAAGCATAAACACCAGCCATAATTGTTGAAGCAGGTACCCATACGTTTCTACCAGTTTCTTGAGATACAACTTGAACCCAAGGCCAATAAGCACCAGCATAGTTAGTATCTAAACCTTGTGCTTCAGTTACTGGAGTGTTAATAGTTGAACCATATGGAGTTAAATCCATAATATAGAAATGATCACCTCTTTCTTCAGCATTTGAAATATAATTTGTTTGAGCTGTAGCGTGATCAGCTTGTTGTAAACCTGGAGTGATTAGTAATTCATAATCATAATCATCTTTGTTACTTAAAATGTTACTTGCAGTAGCATAGTTAGCAACTGGAACACCTTGAGGAGCAGTAGCTGAGTTGTTTTGGAATAAACTGTTTCCAATAAATGGAATGTCATTACCAATAGCACCACTAAATGCACCACCAA